CATCGAAGCCCATAGTAATCTCAACGTCTACAGAATCAGCCACCGAATAACCCCTCAAAAAAGTCTACCAGATCCGGATTCCGTACCAGATCCATAAGACCGACCGATCGATCTTGTGGTGCCTGCTGCCGTCTGCGCCGCTCATCAATCACGCGCTCTGTCTTGTCTATTTCCGCTCTGAGCGCCTGCAGCATCTGGACCTTATGCGCGTTCCATGCCTCTGGCACCAAGCGAGACCACAGCGGGTCTTCTGGTGTGCCGCCTCTGTTGTGGACATATTCGGCGTAGTACATCGGATTCTCTATGACGATCACAAGCTCGCCAGCATTAAATAGCAATTGATATGTCCAGCGGTCCCGGCTGGTCCCGGTGTCTACCGGCCATCGCAGTTTGATGTATTCAACAACATCCTCCACAAAAGCACGGATCACAAATCGCTCTGTTGGCGTAGGCTTTCGATCTTTGCCGTGCCTGGCGCGTATATGTTCCTCAATTGAGCGCAGCCGTATATCAACAGCCACAGCCATTAGATCGCCAGTGGTAGATCGGCGGCTACACTCAGATCAAAGGTAGCCACCACAAAAGCACCGCCGCCCGGATAACTGTAGCTGGTCGAACCGAATGATACAGCGCCTGCAGTGGTTAGCGTGGTGCCCTTTGCGGCTATGTACTTATGCGCGGCGATCCAATCCTTGCACGCTTGATCGGTTGCTTCGAGGCCGTCTGTAGGCTTTAAGGCGTGGCACAGTTCAACACGGAAGCGGTAGGTTGCTGCATACCTGTCGCGGCCTCTGTGGTCTACGCTGGCACCAGCAAGCAACACAGAAAACGATCGATCGATGCGCGGCGCGCTTTCATTCCGCACGCCAAGCGGTGAGCGAGCTTGGTTCAAGCCTGCCGCGTTCAGCCGTGCGATCACAGCCGTTAGAGCATCGTCAAAGGTCAAAGCCATCTGCGCCGAGGTCCGCTGCTCAGGTGAATAGATGCAGACGCGGGAACGCTGCCGCCGTCGATCGTGTTGTCTTCGTCTGTGTCAATCTTCGATCGCAGGCTGTTGAACTCTTTTTCGTATGTCTCCGCGTACTGGCTCGACAGTTCGCTGTATCTGTCGCCAGCGTCGAACAGTGTGCTGTAGTCCCGAAAAATAAGCTCAAAACAGCGAGCAAAGACCACAGGACGAAGCGCGGACGGTGTACGAAATCTCCAGAACGGCACAGCGTCGGAATACATGCGGCCCGTTATGTCTGTCCAGGCTGTGTCAATGTAGTCCTGAAGGTTTGCCTTAGATGTCGAGACCAGGTTTACCACGTCGGAATGCCGCGCGATTAGGTCTGTCTGTCCCACTGGCGAGTAAAGCCGAGCCGCGCAAAGGACCGCATCATTGTAGAACGTGTACACCTTGCCGCCGATCGTTACATCGAACTGTAACAACCAATTCCGCTCTAATGTTTTGCCGTCTGTGTCACCTGCAGCAATGGCGCCAGAGATAGACCCGCCGTCAACCGTACAGCTCACAGCGTCTTTTATCTTGTTGCCCTGTGGATCGTACAGTGTGAACGTCGCAGCGGTGATAGACGCGGCAGAACCTGAGCGTTCGATCGTGACGTAGGCCTCTTGCGCCTTGTTGCGTTCGATCATTGTTGGACCAAAAAATCGAGCGTTCCAAAGTATGTCAGGCACAGCGGCTCCCTATCGTTTTTTGTCTTGGTTCTGGTCGTGCTTGATCGCTGCTTCTCGCGCTTTCTGCTTTGCGTAGTTGTGATCCGCGCCGCTTCTTACAAGTTGCCGCACCATTCGATCCATTGCCTCGCGTGACCCTTTATTTTCTCCGCTCATTTTTTACCCTTTGCGGCTGTCTTCTTTGCTGCCGCTTTGGGCTTTGCGGGCTTGGGCGCTGGTGCGCTCGCTGTCTTTACTGCTGCTGCAGCGGCGGCGATACTGTCACCGGCTGCACTCAGCCAATCAGCGCGATTGCTGGGATCGGTCTTTGCTTTGCGTACAGCATAGGCAGCCGCTGTTAGGGCCTTGTCTGCTGTTGTGATCGCTTCTTTCGTGGCTTTCATGGTCTACCCCTCGATGATATTCGCGCTCTTTTTGCGCTTAGGTGTTGCGCCTTTTGCGGCTGTCTTTGTGCCTTGCATCTTTGCCCACGCTGCGCGCATTGCTTCGATCTTTTCGATCTGCTCTTCGTATCGCTTTGTCAGGTGAGGCTGTGCGCTGGACCGACTAAGAAGATGCGCGGCAGATTCCTCTTCTCTTCTTACTAGCCATTCAAAAATCTCGGGCAGTAGCGCCGGAACAATGCCGGAATCTCTTAGGTGTGCGCGGAACTCTGCAAACTCTGTTTGGCTCTCTTTGTTGTTCCAAATAATTTCGCCGCTGGTCAGCACGGTTGCCTTAGCGCAGAAATCAACGTACCAGCGCCCGCCCGTGTCGGTGTCATAATACTGCACGTAGTCCATATATGGACCCAGCCGGGTATCTTTGGGATCAATGTAGGTGCCACCCTTTGTTTGTGCACTCGCAATAGGCCGCGACAGATTCCCTCGCCCGTCTACACCGTTGCAGCCTGGTTTGGCGGTCAAGCGACAGAGCACAGGCAAAAAGCCGTGAACCGGATCAAATTCCCATGACTTGGGATAAACGACATAGACAAAACGCGCCTGTGGGCGTTGTTTGTGTGTAGGTAGACCAGTACGGGTTTCTACGGTTTGAACGTCCCGCTTGGGCTGGGTCAATTGGATCGGCTGGCTCATGGTTTCCCCTTTGAAAAAACGGGGACGCCGCAACAGGTAACGGCGCCCCCTTAGATGTCAGACTACACGTCAGACTTGATAAGAACGCCCAGGGCGTCTTGTGCTTCACTCACCCCGACAAACATAGACGCAACTGCAGACGTCAAGCCGTTGTCAGCGTCCCTGGACAACTCGACCAAAAGTTCTCCAGCATCGATCAAGATGTTTGATGCTGGAACGTGCGCACCAGACAAAGCGCGGACAGGCGCCATTGTATAAGCAAAACAATCCTTGGCGAACATAGCGCCCGCAAAGTGTGCAGCCGCGTCGACGGTTGCGATACTGTCGCTTTGCCAAATGTCCACACCGTGGAATTGTCCTTGATAGCCTGGCGCATTCGCCTTTGTGATAGTGCCGGTTTCCGCTTGATACTGGATATACGATCCAGCGTCCTCATTGCGGATCGAGCTTCGCAACTGGTTGACTTGCTTTGGTGATAGGACGCAACTGTAAGGAGCATCGGCAGTGCTGGGCGCGTTTGCCAGGTTCAGCGAAAACATCGAAGACAGAAAGACATCAACAGTCATATCTGTTCCGGTTTGTGATGTAGACAGAGACCCAAACAGGTTGCAGAGTAGGTCTGTCATGGTCAGGCCTACACCGTCAGCCAGCGTCTGCACGATAGCGGCAGCATCAATGGGACCGCCTGTAACGCCAAACAGATCCGACATCTGATACTTCCGCAGATAGCGCGCAATCTGCAGATCAAAGCTGCCAGAACCATAGGCGCTGTTGGGTCTGCCGCCAGATGTTTCAGAAGATGCAGCAGCAAAGGCACCGGGGGCACCATCGAGCGTGACGCTCATGGTATCCGATCCGATTTGTTGCCAGGGTACCTCAGTCATCACAGCGCGCAGATCGGTGGGATCGTGGATCTTCTCAAAGAGAAGCGCAGAAAGAACAGAAGCGACACGGCCGCCGTCAGAAGACAGCCCGGTAAAGGTGATTTCGTCAGCCATTTTTAAAACCTCAAATATGGTTAGTGATTATTGAGCGTTCACCAAATGACGGATCGGCGGGCCGCGTGCTCTGGATTTATTGTCTATTGTGCGATCAAATATCGCAACCCTTACTTGATTAGCCCCTCTGCGCGCAAAGTGGCAAGAATTGACTCCTTGTGTGCGCCCAGCGAGCCGGAATGTTTGCCGCGTATAGCCTCGATCTCATCGGTTGAGAACTGGCGCCCGGTGTGCGCTGCTGGTGTTGCGGCGCCGCTATTCGGGTTTGCATCCAAAGCCTGCCGCACTGCAGCCAACAAAGCATCTGCGCCCTGTGTCTGTGGTGCTGGTTCTGGTTCTGCCTGAGCTGTTGCAGTTGGCTTGATGCGCTCAAAGTGCACCGAGTACAGGGGATCATCTTTGGAGGCTGTTAGCCAATCCTCAAAGGTGGGCCGCTGGTCTGGCTGCAGTTCTGCTACGCTGTCCGAATACTCGCGACGAAAGAAACGACGCACGCTCTGAGCTTGAAAGCCCAAGCCGATTAGATGCATGTCTTGTCCGTGCTGGCTTTGAATCTGACCGAGCCCGGCCTTAGCTTTTTCGTACTCACCCTGCAGTTGTGTCAGTTGTTGCTCAAGCTGCTGTGCGCGTGTCTCTGCAGCGCGGCGGCGGTCTGACTCTTCCCGCAATCGGAATGATGGCACCTGCGCGGGCTCGTTTGTTCCGTTGCTGTGATGCTTGCTCGCTCCGTTCTGCACGGGTGCCGCTTCTGTGTTTGCTTCGTCGCTCATTGGTCCCCTTCCGGCTGTGGTTCGCCTGCCGTTGGCGTGTTGAGTATTTGAGCAAGACGATCAACACGGATCAACCGCTCGATCGCCTCTTCGTCACTTTCGATCTCTGGATGTAGTGCGCGCAGGGCGTCTACCTTTGAGATGAGCCCCATCTCTAGTTCTGCCTTAACCATCTCCGCGCGGGCTTTGCGTTCTGTGTCGCTCTCTTTGGCTCCTCGATACTCGATCGAGTAGTCAGCAGGATCAACCGGCAGAGACTGGCCCCCGTATGCGTTCGCCAGCTTTGCAGCAGTAGCCAACAGCAGACGATCGGACGCTGCGAATGATGGTTCGCGCGCTTTCATCACGCGCCGCATACCCTCGCGCGCTACCACGATCGCGTAACCACTCTGGCCCGCTGTCGTCTGTAGGTCGCTGGGGTTGAGGCCAGCATAGACCGCCAGGCCATGAGCGTATATCTTAAGCGATTCCGCCGCGCTTCGTGGCTCCATTGATGGCTGCAGGGCACCGATCGAACCAGTACCGGGTCCGGCTGATCTGAACTTTAAGATCGATTTACGATCAATAGGCACCACATCGACAGACACGCCGCCGATCGATCTGGTCAATCCCGCCTGTGTGTCTACGTCCAGCGCGTACCGCTGCGGATGCGCGCAGCTTTGGTATCCATCGCACCAGTGAGACCACAGCGCAGCCAGACGCAAAGACCCGCGCACAAGTTCTACCCCGTCCCTGTATGACCACAGGCCAGCACCTACCCGCTTGTGATAGATGACATACGGCAGCACAGGCGCCCCATCGTGCATATACGGATAGGAGCCCACAAGATCCGGCGCATACTCAGCCGTTGCATCGTATCTCGTGCCCTTGTCGCTGATGGCATCGATGCGGAACACTGGCGCATCTGGGTCGCTCAGATCGTAAACATCCCACGTCCAAACCTTGTCATATGTTCCAGGCTTCACACGCGGCCTAAGCTCTTCGACAGCGATCGGTTGATCGGGCCGTGACGGGTCTGGCCTGGCTACAATCAGATCGGGCGAGATGGGCCGATAGGTGGCCTCTGTTGCTCCTCGCCACCACTCAAAATCTACGCGCACCACAGCTTCAT